TATACACTTCATAGTTGTTAAAGTTTTAACAAATTTTTGACGTTTATATTAGTAAACGAATAAAAATATTAAAATAGTGAGGTTATATGGACTATAGATGCAGACGAAATAGGGAAAAGATTGTTGAGAAATTAAAGAAATCAAACAACCCCGATGATTTGAAGTTATTGGAACAACTACAGAAGGAATGGGATGAGAAGGCTAAAACGTATAAGAAAGACGGACGAAGGAGTAATGAGGAGTTACTCGAGGAAGAAAAGCAAAAGGCTGAACGTAAAAGGCTGGAAGAGGAGCATAGAAAACAGTTAGCTATGTTAAGTGTGGCTAACTCACTTGAACCTAAAGATGTTGAGCTGGCAATAAGGGAGACAGGAGGATGGTTATCAAAGACAGCCTCAGCTTTAGGTATTACCGTTGATGCACTTCGTAAAATAATCAAACAGAATAAGCACCTAAAGGCTGTGTTGTATGAGGTGAGGGAAGCTACCCTGGATGCTGTTGAGGATGCTTTATATAGGAGAATTATTGAAAAACAAGACACACTGGCAGCAATGTTTTGGTTGAAATGCCAGGGACAGCATAGAGGTTGGATTGATAAGCCTCAGGCAGGAAGCTCTGCTAATAAACCTATCTATATTAAAATTATGCCTATAGGAGCCAACCCGAAAGGAGGTAGACCAAAAAAAGCATACGGAGAAGTTAAGATATTACCAGGAAAGGTAGATAGGGTTCAGGAAGATTTGGAAGGTAAAACTGAGTTTGTGGAGGGAGAGCTTTTATAATAAATGGCTAAAAAGCAACTTCCAAAGGAGTTGGACTACCTTTTTGACTCCAAAGAATATGAAACATTTAATCTACAAGCTACTAGGGTATTTTTAGAAAATTTCAATAGCACCAAAGAAATAAATATTAATATAGGAGGAGGTGGTAGTTCAAAATCATACTCAATTATACAGCTTCTTCTGTATAAATTCTTATCTGAAAAGAAGAAGAAGATTTTAGTTGTTAGGAAGACAATGCCCTCTATACGAACATCTGTTCTTGTTCCTTTTTATGAAATAATGGATGAAATGGGTATAAGGTCATACGTTAAGGAAGATAAAATAGGTATGAATTTTTCATTCAATGGTAATATCATACACTTTAACGGATTAGATGACCCTGAAAAATTGAAATCTGCTAGTTGGAATTACATTTGGTTTGAGGAAGCAACCGAAATCACAAAAGATGATTTTAATACAGTAAGGTTATACTTGAGGGCAAAGAGTGCTGATAGGCGTGTTAACCAAATATTCCTAACATTCAACCCAATTGACGAATTTCACTGGATAAAAGAATACTTGATAGATAATCCTGATTTTAAAAAAGATATTAAAGTCATACACTCCACTTATAAGGATAATCCTTTTCTTGACGATGCTAGTAAAAGACGTTATGAAGATTTGATAAATAAGGACATCAATTATTATAGGATTTATGCACTCGGAGAGTGGGGAAGACTTGAAAATCTTATCTTTAGAAATTGGGAAATTACCAATAAGATGCCTAAAGACGATAAGGGGACAATTGTCTACGGTATAGACTTTGGTTATAATGACCCCACAACGGTCGTTAAGTGTAATGTTAAAGATAAGAATGTGTATATAGAAGAACTTTTGTATAAAAAGGGTATGACAAACTCACAACTTATTGAATTTCTACACACACAACTACCAAAAAAGGAATGGAGTAAGCCTATTTACTGTGATTCCGCCGAACCTCAGCGGATAAAAGAGTTGAGGCTAGCAGGTTTTAATGTGAAACCAGCAATGAAAAACGTTAACGATGGAATTGATTTTATGAAGCGGTTAAATTTATACGTGGCTGAAAATAGTCCTTGGCTTATTAAGGAATTTCGTTCCTACAGTTGGAAAACGGACAAAAGAGGTAATGTTATCGACGAACCCGTTGATTTCCTTAACCACGGAATAGACGCAGTCCGTTATGCTTTATATTCCCATTTTAGAGGAGAGGGAATTTATAAAGTAAGATGGATTTAATCACAATTACAATGTTATACACATTGTAAGTGAGAAGGAGAAAATATGAAAATAATCCAGAATATTTTAAAGAGGTTTGGATACGAGAAGAAAGGCATTGGAACACTTCCTGAAAACAGTAGGTTTTGGAGAAGTTTACGCAGTCTCGCCAACACAGACCAGAATGTATCAGACCCTTATGAGAAATCTGTTTGGGTTTTTGCCTCAATTAATGCTATAGCACAAAATATTTCAAGGGTTCCTTTCCGCATTTATACTAGCAGTAAAAAAGATATTAAAACAGCGGTAGAAACAGGAGAATTATACGAATTGTTTATGAACCCTAATCCGTTTATGATAAGCTCCACGTTATTTTTTGCGACTATCATTTATTTGGAATTATATGGAGAAGCATTCTGGGTGTTTGATGAGCGTTCCAATATCACAGAAATTCCTAAACGGATTTGGGTAGTGGACCCCCCACGTATGGAACCTGTTATTGTTAAAGATAACAGGGGGATTGACAAATTTAACGGGTTTTGGAAATATAATGTAGGTTCTGAGTCATTAATTCTACAACCGCATGAGCTTTTACAATTTAAATATTTTAATCCATATAATCCTTTAAGAGGCTTATCAGGATTAGAGGCATCAAGAATAGGTGTTGAACAGGATTATTTTGCAAATAAATATAACAAACAATTTTTTAAAGATGGAGTTGCATTATCAGGTATAATAAAAGCTCCAGATTTCCTTACGGATGAACAGTTTGAGCGTTTAAAAAGTCAGTTTGAGGATAGGCATAAAGGACAATCTAATGCACATAAGGTTGGAATTATTGAGGGAGGAGCTGATTTTGTAGAGACTAAGGCAATGTCACAACGTGATATGGAATTTACTGTCTTGAAAAGGGTAATCAGGGGAGAAATACTAGCTGCGTTTAAGACAAACGAGGTTGTCCTTGGAAACTATGAAAATATTCAGAGTTATGAAGGTATCCGAAATGCACATGAGGCGTTTTGGAAAGAAACTTTACTGCCTAAGATTATTTATTTAGAGGAGTTACTCTGGTCGAAGTTTTTCTCCAAGATAGAAGGAGGAAGATATTGGGGAGGATTTGATACATCAGTTATTGAGGCATTAAGGGATGATTTTGGTAAAAAGGTTGAACAGGCGAAAGTTTTGAATGAAATGGGTTACCCCATAAATGTAATTAATAAGCGTTTAGACCTCGGATTTGAGGATGTCCCTTGGGGAGATACATGGTTTGTTAAGATAGGAACTGTTCCTGTAGAATCATTATTATCAGGTGGGACTACAACTCCTACGGAAGAACCTGACGAGGAGAAAGAAAATGATAAGGAGGATAATTTGGACGATGAAAAAAATATCGATTTTACAAATAGGGATGATTCTGCTTGGGCACGTTTCATATCAAAACAAATTTCTATAGAAAATTTATTCAAAACAAAAATTAAACGATACTTATTTGAACAACGGAAGCGTGTATTAGTGAATATTTATAAAGAAGAACAACCTTTAGATATGGTTAAAGAAAAGGAATTGTTATACGGTTTATTACAGAATCTTTATCTTATAGCTAAAAATACCGGTGTAGACCTGTTGAAGGATGAGTTAACACTTGAATTTGATGATTGTGAGGATATTCAAGCATTCTTATTAAGAAGACTTGAGTTTAGCACAACAACCATCTTGGATTCAATTAAGAAGGCTATTGATAAAATTTTAGATGTGGGTGACGTTGAATTTAGGGCTAAGAAAGCTAGGGAGTTTTATAACAAAATTGATAATAAGGTAAATGTAATAGCAAGAACTGAATCTTCAGCTATAATTAATGGAGTTAATTACTATTTGTTGAAATATAATGGCATACAATATCACAAGTGGTTGTCCAAATCTGAAAAAGGAAGACATAAACATTTACACGGAAAAATAGTTAGGATAGGAGAATCATTTAGTAATAAATTTACATTGAGATATCCTCTTGATGAGAAGGCTCCTGCCGGAGAAGTAATAAATTGCTTATGTTATTGTATTCCGGTGATAACTGTTAAAAGTTGTTAAAGTTTTTAAATGTTTTTGACGGATATATAGTATACAGGTTTAATTTTAATATGAGGAGTGTATTATGGAAAAAATCTACAAACATTTTCCGATAAAAATTAGGGAAGTAGATGCGGAAAAAGGAGTTGTTGAGGCAGTCGTTTCAAGTGAGGAAGTTGACCGCTACAACGAAGTTATTCGGGCATCAGCTTACAAAAAGAGGCTGAAGAATTTTCTGAAACATCCTGTGCTTTTAAGCTCACACAAGTATTCTGACCTGCGTAGTCAGATTGGGATTTGGGAAAAAGTATGGGTTGAGGATAACCAGCTTGTTGGTAGGGCTAAATATTTTATAAACGTGGGAAACGATGAGGCTGATTGGGGATTTTTTCTTGCTAAAAATGGAGTTGCCGCATATTCTGTAGGATTCATTCCATATGATTACGAACAGAATGAATATGATGCTGAGGATGTTAGGGAAGGAAAGAAACCTTCAAGAATATACACCGATGTTGAGTTGTTAGAAATATCACAGGTTTTAGTCCCGGCAAATCCAACAGCACTACAGCGGAGTATAGATGAAGGTGAGGATGAGGAGTTCTTAAAGGAGTATTCTAAAGAGGTTTTAGACTTGATTAATAAATCTCCTAATAATATTAGAGTAAATTCCGCAGGAATTTCTCATGCGAAATTTTTAATTAATGCTGGTAAAGTTGATAAAGATTCTGATTGGAGCTTTGACGCTTCTGATGGTAATAGTATTTTAGAAAACGGAGGATGGGATGAGTATAAAAAATGGTTCTTAGCGATAGACACTAACGCAGGTGAAGAAACAAAAGCACACTATAAATTTCCTTTCGGAAAGAATGGAAAAGTTTATCGTAAAGGTATTATCGCCGCAAAACAGAGGGCGGCTCAACAGGGTTATGATAGTATAGAAAAGGCGGCGTCGAATTTGCTTGATGAAATAGACAACAAAGAGTCTAGTAACGCTGAAACCAAAATAGAGGTAACAGACGAATATTACCACATCCCTGTTCCATCTGAGGAGGGAAAACATGCAGGACATAAAATAAGAACAATTGTAATTTCAGATTTAAAAGGAATTAAGGGAAAATATTGCGTTGATGACAAAGAGATTATTTCTTATATGTTTGACAAGGATAGATGGTCACTCGATGAGGCATGGATAAAGGAGCATAGTAAATCAATAGATATTGCCGCAATTGTTGGCGAAATAATTAAAATGGAAAATGAGGAGGAAGAAATGGATAAAATCTATGAAAAACTCAATGAGCTCGAGCGGAGGATTGATGAATTGAAGGCTGTTTTACTACAGAAAAAGGAGGAGGAAGAAAATAAAACCCGCCAGAAGACGGAATCTACTGAGGAAATCGATAATTATTTAGAGCAACTACTGCATATTAACAGTATGATAGAAAAGATTTCTGTTCAGCTTAAATAGCTATGAACGAGGAAACTAATAAATATACCATGAGGAGGTAAAAAAATGGAAGTTCAGAAAATTTTAGAAACACAGAAAACAATGCTTGAGTCAATCGGAGCGTCATTAGAGACTATTTTGACAGAACAGAGGAAGTTAGAAGAAAGGTTGAAGGAGCTTGAGAATAGGGGAATTAATGCTGGTATCTCTGTTCCAGGATTAGAGGACGAGGCAAAGAAATTCTCCTTCTTCAAAGCTGTAAAAGCAATTATAACAAATGATTGGAGCAATGCGGGGTTTGAAAAGGAAGTATTTCAGGAATCAAGAAAAAGAGCAATGTCTGTAGGGTCTGATAACAGTATGGGATACTTTGTGCCTAATGAGATTCTCGCAGGTTATATTGAGTTGCTCAGGGCAGAATCTGTTGTATCAAAAATGGGAGCAACAGTATTAACAGGTTTACAGGGAGTTCCTGTTCAGATTCCTAAACAGACAGGAGGAGCTACAGCTTATTGGGTAGGTGAGAATGAGGCTATTACAGAATCTGCCCTCACAGCAGGTCAGGTCAATTTAACCCCCAAGAAGGTTGGTGCGTTAGTAAAACTTTCAAATGAGTTGTTAAAATATTCCAATCCTTCAGTTGAGCAGTTAATCCGTAATGACCTTTTTACAACAATAGCACTCGCAATTGATTATGCGGCGTTACGGGGGTCAGGGACGGAACATACTCCGAGGGGAATTGCTAATGTTCCTGGAATAAATACGGTAGCAATAGGAACAAATGGTGGGGCACCTACTTTTGATGTTCTGTATGACATGCAGTATGAATTGCAGGTAGATAATGCTTTCAGAGGTAAACTTGCTTACATATTCCATCCTGCGGTTCGGAGGAGATTGGTAAAACAGAAAGTGGCACAGTTTACAACTGATACAAGCGGTGAATATATAGTCCAGCCTATGGTCTCAGAACAGGCACTATTATCTTGGATGGGATTTCCCTACGCAATGACCACACAGCTTCCCATAAATCTAACAAAAGGCTCAGCATCTAATTGCACTGAGATATACTTCGCAAACTGGGCGGAGCTTCTTATAGGTATGTGGGGAGGGATTGAATTAAAGGCATCCCAGGAAACATCCACAGCATTCGAATCAGACCAGACATGGATTAGGATTTTGCAGGAAATAGATATTCAGGTTCGCCATCCGGAATCCTTCTGCCTTGTTAATGATGCCACAATAGCTTAAAATAGGAGGTTTATAATGTTGAGAGATTTAGGAAATGCAATAAACACATTCTTAACAATTGCTCCCACAACGATTGGAGCGGGAAGCACGGAGGCCTCTACTGAAGGTGTTGGAGAGGATAGACTCGGTTACGAATATGCTGTATTTGTGTTTGAGAACTGCCAGCCTTTAGGAACACCACTTGGTGTAACAATTACTTGTGTTGTGCAGGAATCCGATGATAACTCCACCTACACGGATATTAGCGGTGCGTCAACCACGCACAATGTTACCAACACCTACACAAGGACAGAGCTAGCTGTTAACCTTGGAGGGGTGAAAAGGTATGTAAGAGGAAAGATGGCTGTCCAGTTTAATGGTGGAACAGGACCCTACGTTATAATTTCAGCCATAGGTATCCTCGGTTCTGCAAGTGAGTATCCTGTGTAGATGGATTAAGGAGGGGAAGATAACTCTTCCCCTCCAACTTGTGGGGGTGTTATGCGTGTTAGGAAAGGTTATGTCATTTTTTGTGGAAATTTGAGGTTGAGGGAGGGTGAGATTGTTCCCGAGGATTATAGAAAAGAGGTTCTAGCAAACCAAAGCTGGAAAGTGGAGGTAATACAAAATGGGAAAGAAGAGAGGAAAGAAGAAAAAGAAACAAGTTCAGCCTCAGGTAGTGAAAAAGAAGAAATAACAGACGTTGCTGTGGATAGAATGGTAAGACATGCTAAAAAGAGGTAATAGTTGTGTCTATAATGCTCATTTCTTTAGAAGATGCAAAGACATTTTTAGAGATAGATAATTCATCTTATGATACATTACTCACTAATTTAATAGTGTTTGTGTCTGATAGAATACAGACATTTTTGAATAGGAAGTTAAAAAAAGAGGAAAGGACGCAATATTTCCAGGCTGGAAGACGGAGATATTACCTTAGTGCTTATCCTGTGGATATAACCTCAACTATTACCGTGGTTGTTGGTGAGGAAACGAAAACTGAAGATGAAGATTATTACATTTGGGACGATATAGGAGTGGTAGAATTTAGAGAACCTACTACCTATGTTGGGCCTAAACAAGTTGCGGTAACTTATACAGGAGGTTATAACGCAACAACAATTACAGTTTCGGGAAGTGTTCAAGAAATTTATTTGTCTACTATTCCTGATTCACTAAAGTATGCCTGTTTGTTACAGGTAGCATTTATGTTCAGGAGAAGAAGGGATATAGGGTTAAACTCAGTTAGTATGCCTGATGGTTCTATTAATGTTCAAAGTCCTACTGATTTGTTACCGGAAGTGAAAAATATTTTAAAATCGTATAGGAAAACACCATCGGAATGTTAGTATTTTCTCAAAAAGTTAAAGGGTTTGAGGTTCCCAATGTAAAGGGAATTAGGGAGTATGTCATCAAATTTCTTACAACAAAATCCAAAACCCTATTATTACAAATGGCATCTCAAGCTCGTAGGATTATTTTTCAGGTTAGGGGTTTACGTTACAGAACATATGAATTATCGAAATCGATAATTCCTTATGCTCATAAAATAAACCAGTATTCTTGCGTTTTAGGAGTTAGCATTGGGAAAGGAGTTCCACACGCAGCCTCGCATATAGGAACCGGTCCTGTATTCACTGTCTATCCGACTCGTGCTAGCAAATTAACTGTTCCTTTAGATGTTAGTCCTGTATTTGATGCTAGAGGAAGGAGTCTTGGAACACAAAAAGGATTAGCAAATGTAACAGGGACCCACCGACCAAGTATGACTACTGATGATTTTCCAGGAATATTCAGGTTAAGAGGAAAAGGAAGTAGTTTATTAGCCGTAAATGTTGGAGCTGGAGCTGGGCGAAAAACTATAGGAGTTTTTGCTTTAAAACAACGTGCCGACTTACATTCAATGGAAGATACGAGGACAGAACCTGAGTTACTAAACTATATGATTTCAAGAAGTTTAGAAGCAGAACTTCCTACTAAAATAAATGCCGCTATTAATGAATTTTTGATATTGAAAAGGAATTGGTTTAGAAGTGTCTACTAAGAGACAAGTTATTTTAGAACGTATAGGAGAAATTATACGAGGGATAACAAGCGACTCCTCGGTTGTATTTAAACACGTATCCACATCAAAGATACCTCCTGTTAGTTTGGAAACGGTTGCGTTACCTGCTTGTTTTGTATATTCTGGAGCAGAAACTAAAGTAAATAGTGGAAGTGAGGCAGCTATTGGGTCTGAAACATGGAGTTGGATTGTTACATTAGAGGTGTGGGGACAGGATAGTGTAATGGAAAGCCTGCTCAATCTTATACACAGTGCTATGTATAATGATTATACATTTAATAATAATGCTGAATGGTCGGAGAGAATTGGAGTTGATTTTTTAATAGTAGACCCCACACAACAACTAGAAGTTATGTTAATAAATTACAATGTTATATATAGACATACATTAGGTGATATGGGAGGATAAATGAAAAAAATAGTTTATAACGATGGACCTCCAACACTTGCAATTTTAGGTGTTGGAGTTTTTACAAAAGGTGTTCCTAAAGAAGTTGAGGATAATATTGCGGATAAACTTATTGTGAAGGGTAAATTTATACTGGTAAGCGAACCTAAAAAGAATTTAAAAAATGAGGAGGTATAGAGATGGCACAAGCTAGAGGTTCAAAAACACGACTTTTAATTGATACAGAAACGACTTTTAAATCAACTAGAGGTTCTCCAGATGCCCACGTGTTGCCTTTTGTTTCTGAGACATTACGACTTAATAGAAATATTATTGAATCAAGAACGATTAGGTCTAGTAGAAACCCATCTGTCCCTGTTAGGGGAAATACTGATGTTTCAGGAGATATAACTGTTGAACTAAGTCCTTACATGGGAAAAATGTTGTTCCATGCATTAGGAACATTTACAACATCAGGGTCATCTACTTATTCACACACATTTACTATCTCTGAATTACCTCCAGGATTGACTATAGAAACACAGTTTACTGACTTGACTACTCCTCAGTATTTTAGGTATAACGGATGTAAAGTTAATAGTATGCGTCTCACCTTTAAACCGGAGGGTTTTGTTGATACTGTTTTCAACATTATTGGAGCGGTGGCAACAGTAACAACGACATCATTTGATAGCTCACCTGTTGATTACACTTCCTCATCTGTTGGGGGTCCTTTTGATGGATACGAGGCTGCTATTTATGAGGGAGGAAATTTATTAGGAACCGTTACCGGGTTAGATATTTCTATTGAGAACAACCTTGATGGGAATGTTTATGTTCTGGATGGAACAGGACAGAGATATTCCTTACCTGAGGGTCTTGTAAAGGTTTCAGGAACATTAACAGCACTGTTTGAGGATGTAACATTGTATAATAAAGCCGTCAACAATCAGGAGTCAAGTTTGCGTATTGTTTTAACCCACGGAACGGGAGATGGTAGTGCTTATAACGAGAAACTTGAAATATATATAGACGAGTTGCTATATCAGCCTCAGTCTCCTGTTATTAATGGTCCTGAAGGTATCCTTGTTGAGCTTCCATTTATAGGATATTACCAGAATGGTTCGGGAGCATCAGCTATTAGGTTTATATTATGGAACACACAAACGGCGAATGATATACAAAATTAAAACTTAAAAAAGGGGGGAGCTTAAAAACTCCCCCCTAAAAATATAGGGGGAGATATGAAAATATCAGATTCAGAATACCTTTATAAAATCGGAACAAAAGAATACCGTATGAAGCCCTTGGTCATGGGGCAGATAAATCAACTAATAAATTTGTTAAAGGATGTCAGGATACCTGTTGAGGTTACTGCTGTAGATTTAATTTATCTTCTAGGGGATAAACTTACTGAAGCAATTGCAATCATATTGATTACTGATGTTCCTCTAAAAGATAAAAACGTCCAGGAAGTATGCGATGAAATTAGATTTGAACTCAGTCCTGAATTGACACTCGAAATAATAGAAGATTTTTTCGACTGCACCCCCGTCTCCTCAATTTTAGAAAGGATGGGGAAGACGGTGGAAAAAATAGGAGCAAAAATTGGAAAGCAGACTGGTTAGAACCTATTGTTATTATTTTGAGTAAGGGAGATATTACAAAAAAACAAGATATTATATGGGGCTATACGTTGGATGAGGCTGTTCCTTACCTTGATTATTTACACCGGGAGATATTATTTAGAGAAGCCATTTTGGGATTTTTAGGGGTTAAAGACACAAAAGATGTGTTGAGTAGTTACTGTTTAGCCTGTAAAAAAAGTAGAGGACTTAGACCGGAAGATGAGGATGAAAAATGTGATTCCTGTTCAAAGGATATAAAAATAGAGGGAGATAGCTTTGGCAACAGAACACCAAATTAAAATACAAGCCATCGCTGAGGGTTTTCAGGACCTTCAAAAATTATTATCACAAGTAAACAATTACATAAAAGATATAGATACTACTACAAATAAACTTAAATTAGGGACTACATTTAAACAAGCCTCTGACAGCGTAACAGAGTTTAAGAATAACCTCGAAAATTCCCTAAGGAAAATGGATAGTCTAATTGAGCGGTTTACAACTAGATACCAATCTGCTATGGAAAAAGGAGGGTTAGCAGGACTATCCAGGACTTTTAGTAAGCATGAGGTCAGTCGTTATATACGTTTGCTTAATTTACAACAGCAAGAAATAATGGAAAACCTTCCAAAGGAAATCATTCCTAAGGAAGGAGGAGAAGGTTATGCTTTTAAGCCTATCAGCAACTTATATGAATCTGGGTGGGGCCCTGTATTCGGCAGATTTCTAAGGACAAAAAGGCAGAATTTACAAGAGGCTGAGGAAGCATATCAGTCAGCTAAAAGGTGGATAGCGGAAAATGAGAAAGCTAAAACAGTTAGTGATGAGCTACTTAGGGCTGTCAAAGAGAGGTTACATATTTGGGACCTTGAACGTAAAGGACTTGAAGGAACTAAATTAAGTCTCAGAAATTATTCCGCTTCCTTATCAATCTTAAAACGTGATATAATGGACCTTGCCTCATGGCAAATTCGTTGGTATGGGACAAAACTTGCATTGTTCCTTCCTATGCAATTTACCGGACAGGCAATTAAAGACCAACTTGAGCTAAACCGTGCTGTTCAACGAACAGGTGCTGTGGCTGATATGTCCGCTAAAGAAATCGATGACCTAAGACAACAAAGTATCGCAATTAGTAAAGAAGTTCCGATAGCCGCTAGTAAGATTGGTGAGGCGTCTTTGGTTTTAGGGCAAGCAGGTATGCCTTTGGATGCAATTAAGGAAGCACTTCCGTTGGCAGCAAAGATGGTTGTGGCTACAGGCGAAGATATGAAGTATGCTATAGATGCCCTAACCGTTTCTTTCTTTGCTTGGAAATTAAGTGCAAAAGATTTACCTGCAACTGCTGACATGATTTCATCAGCAATGCAGGCTTCCCGCTTAAAAGTCCAAGATTTAGCTACAATATTTAACTATTTAGCAACAACAGCGAGGAGTTTAAATAAGGATGTTAGTAGCTTAATTTCAATTAAGGATACGTTAACACTTGTTGCAACATTATCTCAAGCAGGTGTTTCCCCATCAACAATTGGAACAGGATTAAGTAATGCCATAACAAGACTTATAAAAATGCCTCCAGCGTTGGAGAGGGAATTAAAATCAGCCGGAATCGATGTTGAGAAAGTTAAACCTTTTAAAAATACACTACTTGATATTTTTAAAACCCTATCAACAGCACCTGAATTAACTTTGGAAGCTATTTTTAAAGGATGGGAGATACGTGGAGGAAGGGCTGTTTCAGCAATTCTCAACCAAGGAATTGATGCCTTATCCGAAATGGAAAGGAAGATTTCGGAAAAAGGAGTTCTTGAGAGGGTATTTAAAGTAGCTACCAAAAACGCCCTTGACCAGCTTAACATACTTGAAAATAAATTTAAAGCACTGTTTTCTGTAGATAAGGATTCAGAAAACTCCTTTATTCTACTTATTAAGGGGCTTGGAAGTATAGTTGACTTAATCGATAAAATAAAAGTTCCCCTAATTTCAACCTTGGCGATTGCTGCCCTAGTTAAACTATTTAAAGGATTAGTTGATGTTATTTCCACTACCAAAAACAGTTTATTATCATTAAAGGGTATTTTAAGAGGTTTATCGACAAATTGGGTTATTCCTATAGTTCTAGTGTTTACATTAAAAACCTTAATGGAAAAACGGGAGGAAAAGTTTGAGGAAGATGTTAAGACCTTTATTGAAAAACAACTTGGACTAGATGAAAAGGAAACATTAAGGAGTGCATTACAGAAGAAATTAGATAATATTGCAATCCTAGCGGGAATGGCAACAGGAGAACAACAGCAATTAACAAGGGAAGAAATAGCTATTCTAGCACGTTTTGGTAAAATACCAGGAGGTGCTAAAGTATTAAATTTTACATCAGAGATGAGGCGTGTATTGGAGAAGTTCTTTCCTGCAGAACCTTATGCAGGAGGAGAGTTTGTTTCCCCCATCCCCTCCACACCACACAAAGAGGCGATTCAGGATTCAACGGCGTCTTTAAGGAAGAAAATTAATGCTATTAAGCGTATTGCGGAGGACGAGGTAAGGATAGACGAAGCAAAATTAAGAACGTTGCGGGCAATGAATGAGAGCCTTGTGACACAAAACAAGAAGGATAAATTAGAGGCACTTAATGAGGAGTCAAATGCTGAGTCAATTTTTCTTGATAATGCACTAAAAAAATACTCCGAGGCTTACACGCAAATTGGAAAACTTTATGACCAATTAATAGGGCAGGCTAAAAAAACAAAACCTGAAGATGTTTCTGGTCTAAAGGAAGAAAAAGAAAAGCAGTTAAAGGATATAGAAAGAAAACAGGAAGAACTGAAGGAAAGGCGTTTACAAACTGAATATAAAACAGAGGCTAGTAGGTATACTTATAAAGTAGAGCAGGAAAAGGAGGCAAATAAGACCTTATTGAGTCTTGAGGAACAACGTTTAAACAGTGAGTTTGAGGTTTTTAGAGAAAAACAGCAAACTAAGGAAGAACTAACACGGAATGAATATGAAAAGTTACGTTTGGGCGCCCTTGATTGGTTCAACTTTAGGGAAAAGCTTATTTCCGAGAACCTTAACGAAGAAAAAAAATATCTTGCAGAACGTTGGAGGGTCTACGAGGAGTTTTATGATAGGGAATTTATCCGTGCAGGAAATGATAGTAAGGAACAACAGCGTCTATACAATGAATATATTATAAAATATACTGATTATCAAAACGAACTCACTTTAATAGAGCAACAAGCTGAGGATAAACGAAAAGTATTAAGACAAGAGGCGGCGGATAATATCAGGTTTATATTTTCAACGCAGGGAAGTTTTGCGGTTATAGGTAAAAGTTTTGATGATATTGCACGACGTTATAATGATATGGCACAAAATATTTATGATGCAACACAAAATATTGCAAAAGGAATGGAAAATGCCTTTATGGATTTCTTTGATTTTACATCTCAGGGATTTTTAGA